TTAACACGTTCTAATAATTGGAATGGACTTTCAGTTCTTAAAATTGCCCCCTCAGGTGCTTTTTGTGGTACCGAAATAACCGCTGTATCGTGTGGACGGAAAAATTCATCCTCAACTAATTCAGGGTGATTGTTTAATAAATAACTGTAAATTGATTCGTTTTTACCTACACGGATTCTACGGATGTAATAATCGTTGTGCCAAGCGTGAATACCTGATGAAGTTCCTAAAGTTAATGAGGTTGTTCCTGCAGGTTTTACAGTTGTTGTACGAGCCGATTTATTAATACCAATTATCTCAGCAACTCTTGAATTTTCTTCTTTAACAACTTTCGCAGCTTCTTTCATATCATAACCCAAGACAACACCTGAACCAATACCTGTCATAGATACACCGATTAAAGCGTCTTTCTCAGTTGTTCTTTTCCAAATATCACGAAGGTAATGGAAGTTAGTATAACCCGCCTGTAATGTTCCGATGAACGCTGCCGCTTTAACACGAGCGTTTAAATCTTCTTGTGAATCAATGTCAGAAACATTTACCTCACATAAGTTACAGAATTGATTTGGTCTTAATGCGATTTCACAACAAGGGTTTGTTCCCCAATCTTTATCGTTAGTGAAATAGATACCAGGTTCACCTGCTCCTGAAGCCTCAACACGTTTCCATAAATCCATAAAGAAATCTTTAGTGATTTTATGTCTAACCAATGCCGCTGAGTTGTTTGCTCTACCTCTTTGTGGATTTTGTTCCCACCATGCTCCTGACTTACAAGAAATCATCTCTTGGTCATCTGCACTGAATAATGAAATAAGTGCCGCTCTACGAATACCACCTGCTAACACCGCATCTGCAATATGACAAACCATATCGTGAACTTCAATCGGGGTTAATTTATCATCATCCTCTTTTGAATCCAACATAGTGGTTAACTTATAGATACAATCTTTCAATGGTTGAGGACCTGGTGCTTTACCACCTGAAGTTACAAGTTGAGCTCCTTTTGGTCTAATGTCTGAATAATCAAACACAATTGTTGATGACGCTTTACCGAAGTAAGATTTCATTAATACTTTAATTGCGTCTGCCCATCCTTCAATAGAGTCACCGATTAAAAATCTTGTGGTATATTTTGGATTTGGTTTTCTAATTTCAGGTAATTTTTCTACGTGATGTTTTTGAACTGAATAACCAACACCTGTTCCTCCTAATAGTAAGAACATTGACTCAGAGAATGCATCCAAGTGGTCGATAGGTAGATAAGCACAATTGTAGATTCTGTTTGGAGAAATTTCAATTGGTTTACCACCAAATTGCATTGACCTCATTGAGGGTAATACTTTTTTATCATATACCATTTTGTATACTTCTGTAATCTCATCTTTCAATGATGGGTATTTTTTAATATGCATGTTCATATTACGGGTTACCAATTCTTCCCACGTTTCGCGTCTGTTTAATTCTGGTACGAACTTAGCGTACTTCATATAAACTGTTAAATCTGACAATATCTGTTGTGATGCGTCCATAATTTTTTCTTCTTTGTTTATTTAATTTTATATTGTTGTTTTATTATCTTCTCTTTGTTTTCTCTTCTCTAATAGTTCTTTAACCCTATCTCTTTTTCTCTCTTCTTGTTGTTCTTCAAATCCTAAGAATGTTACAGATGACTCTGTGTCTATCTCAAGTAATTCGTTGTTAAACTTACAATTTTCAAATACCACACCATCTTTACCGATACGTGATTTTGTGATTGCTATTGTTGCCAAGTTCATTTCTTTCTGTTGTAATGTCTTAGCCACTGTAATGATAACGTGTCCTACTTGTGCCTTTTTAATTGAACCTCCCATTTGGTCTGTGGTTACAACCTCAGAAGAGATTGATGACCTGTTACCTTGTGTTGCTGTCCAACCAACTAATGATAGTTCGTGACACATCGCCTCAAAACCTCTCATCACCGAACCCTCAGCCTTCCACTCATCCTTACTTGAACTTTCAGGAACCACACAATCTATGTAATCCAAAAGAACCAAGTCAATTTTAGTACCATCAGCAATCATTTTTCTAATTTGATTTTTGATTTGACTCATAGTTACAGTATCTGATGGAAGTTTCTTAAGAATTAATTCATTCTTCATTGTTTCCTTAATCTCAGTAATTTTGCCCATCACCGCTTCTTTGTTTTGAACCAAGTTATCTGGTTCAATACCAGTCCAAAGTGTGAAGTGTTTACGTTGTATAATCTTTGGATTGTCCTCAAAAAAGATTTGAAGAACATTGTATCCAAGATTAAATGCCGTGTTTGCTATCTTAGTTAAGATTGTTGTTTTACCAACTCCAGTGGGTGCTAAGATAACACCAATTTCTCCCTTTGCCAAACCACCTTTTAATAATCTGTCAATTCCTGCGATTCCAATTGGAATTGGGTGTCTAAAGTCCTCATCAAGAACTGTATCTAAGTTGGAGAATATGTCTGTTGTTCCTGTATCTCTCTCCCCAACTTGTAATGCTTCTCGAACAAGTCCTTCAACCTTATCGTAAGATTCGAAATCCCCTTCAGTTATAATCTTTTGTGCTTTATCCATAGCCTTTTGAAGTTCTTGTTGTTTACAGAACTTCAAAGCCTTTTCCTGAACGAACTGAGTTCCTTCAAATGGTGCGTCTTTAATTTGTTTAATGGTGTCAAGAACGATTTTAGCAACCAATTCTTGTGAGATTTCAGACTTTACAATCTGTTCAAGGGTGTCAAAGTTAGGTGTAGATTGATACTTCGAGTGATACTCCTTTGTCATCTGTAAGATGATTTTAAAATACTTATTGTCAAAATAAACACTCTCAATAACATCCATAATTGATGTTGAAAATTCTTTGTCGACAATAAGTTGGTTTAAAAGTTGTATCTGAAATGTGTTCCCTAAGTAATCAAAATTTTTATTCATAAATCGTTTTTGTAGTCCCTTGTTTTATTAAATATAACTTAGTTCAACTCAAATCCCAAATATTCAAAACTTAATTCTTCCTCGGAAAAAATGTCAGTTAAATCTCTCAAAACATCTTTCAAAAATGGTCGTACATCAACGGTATAACGAACTTTGGGTGGATATAATTTTCCATCAAAATATCTATGACAAATTGTCTGCTCTCCAATTCTGATGTGAATATTGAAGTGTTCGCTACCTTCAGTGAATGATGTCTCCATTAGGGTTGGGTCGTTCATAATCGCGTCTTGGTTATCTGACATATAGATAACGGTTTTCATCTTAAGATGATGTTGGAGTTGCTCCTTTAGTTGTTTAATGTAGTAGTACAACTCTAACGAGTTTTTTGCGTTTGGGTTGAATCCTCTAACATTAAAAAACCTTTGAACTACGATGTTGTCATTCAACGTAAGTAAGAATTCCATTTTGGTACTGTCTTGCTCTCTCATATTTATTTTTTGTTTGTATTTCTTTTTTCTTTTCTTGTTAATTTTAGGAATGGTGTTAGGAAACTTACCCAAGCATCATCGTTCTTGGGTAGATACTTAAAGAGACCATCCTCCATCATCATTCTCATTAAGTTTTTGTAACCCCTATCGGTGGGGTCTATTGTATCGTTTAATATCTGTGTTACTAACTCTTTTCCTTCTTCGGTTATTAACGGATTAGATAGGTCAACAATCTTCTTATTTGTACTATAGAACTCTTCACCAAGTATAGACAATTTCGTCTTACCTGTCAAAATATTATTTAAAACTTTAATAGGTTTTTTTTGTGGAATTTTTCCTGCGATATCCAATAATTCTTCGATAGTGCAAGGTTTCTCCTGAACTTGGGGGAAATATTTAACCAATGTTTTTTCACCAAGTCCCTCAATACCAATAATATTATCTCCTTTATCACCTGTGAATACCTTTGTTAATAACACATTGTAATGTGGAATTTTAACTTTGTTAATAACGATGTTATCTCCGTTTTTAAAGTATTCTTTTGTGTTTGGTGCATAGATGGTTACATTATCCGAGATAAGCTGTGTAAGGTCCTTATCTGCGGAAAATATGATGATTTTTTCATCGACCGCAATCTTGCAATAATGCGCAATCAAATCATCCGCCTCATTATTCGCCATTTCAACTTGACGAACAAATATTTCTTCCAAATATTGTTTAACTCTTGATTGTTGATACAAATATGATTCATACTTGTATTCGTTCATATCCAATGTTCGGTTTGCCTTATACTGTGGATATAAACTTTTTCTAACGGATGAATTAGAATCACCGTCCCAAAATACCACTACCTTATCGTGGTTGTGTTCTTCAAGGAATTTGCGGAGTATATTCACAAAGTGAAATACTCCACCCACATGAGCTCCGTCATTATAAACGTCTTTTGCTCCGTGGAATCCTATCTTAAATAAATTATCTCCGTCT